ATCGCATACGAACCAACAGCGACATTTCTGTTTCCATCTGCTGTAGATAATGAAGTCCAACCAACGGCTGTATTTTGATCCCCACTTGTTGCAGCACCATAAGCATCTTTCCCGATAGCAACAATTCCAGTTTGAGTCAACGCTACATCAGCAGCACCGCTACCAACGGCAACTGCGTTTGAACCAGTGAATGCAGAGAGCGCACCTCGACCAACCGCTGTATTATAGCTAACACAATCAGCGTTTAGCGCAGCATAACCGACAGCGGTATTCTGTATGCCATCAACCGTCTGACCGCTATTTGAACCAACAAAAGTATTTTGGTAGCCACTCGTTATTGCTGCACCAGCATTGTTACCGACCGCCGTGTTGTGGTCGGCGTCATTGCTATTCAATGCAGTCAGCGCATCGTGACCAATAGCCGTGTTTCTTATTGCCGTTGTAGCTGAACCGTTTGCATCCAGCGCACCATCGCCAACGGCTGTGCTTTCTGCGTCACCATTAGCACCGTGACCGATGTCGAGTGAACCAACTGTGAGTGTGCCTGTAAGTATAACCGAACCATCGTTTCTAACATCAAGTAAAGTGTCAGTACCATTTGACCCTTTAATCATCAACGCCGCTGGTATACATTCTGGCGTAGTATCGTTCGCATTATCAGAAAATGCTGAAGTTACTGTTAAACCTGTATCAGAAAGAATTGTCTGAACTGTTCGTGTTTCACCAGAAACTACAATTTGATCACCAGTTGAAACTTCGCTAAAAAATTTTGTACCAACACCCGTAACAGATGTACTGGCAGTAGGGTTAATTGATCCGGTAAGTTGAAAAGTATTTCTACTCGTAATATGAACGCTATTAGCAACTTGAATCCCTTTTGAAATCCGGTTTGACAAGACTCCAACGCCCAAACGCAACGCATCACCAGCAGAATTTTCTACTATGTGAACACCATCAGTACCGCCATCAGACGGTTGCCATTGCATTATATCGCCAACACCATCTGACTTAACGATCGGTTCGTTCTCGAAAGAAGTACCTGATGTGGTGATTACACCCTGCTGTACAATTCTTGCCATGTTATTTAAGGATTGTTATATCCGTTTATGTTGTTGCTAGGCTGTGCTGGAGTAACGCTTACTGTAGTGTCTGGTGATGCTAGTGTAAATACAGCAGTACCCGCTGACGTTTCTGATATTACGTTAATGGCTGTACCAGATACGTCGCTTAAATCTACTTGAGTTCCCGGCAATAGTTTAGTGTGAAAATTTGTGGTAGATGCATCATCCGTACCGTACAACAAATATAAATTTGTAGAACCTACGTTTTGCATCAATGCAAGTTGGTAGTCAATACCAGCGTCCCAACCACCGGGATTTTCGACGCTTGATGAGTGACTTATGCTTACGTTTGAAGGATCATTAATAGAAACATCTTTTCTACTAGAATCCGGAATTCTAATGGTAGCCATGATATTATAAAAAAGGGGGGAGGAAAGCCTCCCCCCATGTTAGAATTAAGAAGTACGACGACGACGAAAGACAATTGGTAAACAATTTCTTGCGTCACCGGGAATACCACCGTGAATTGTCTGAGAGATGAACTTCAAGTAGTCACCGTAGACATTCAAGTCCCAAGATGTATCGTTAGTTACATCCGTTGTGTCAGCAGTCGGAACCAAGAACTGATCGGTCAAATCAATCTGACCATTCCAGTTCATGCCGTACAGCTTCTTCTTGGAGACATTCTTACCGGCAAACTCGCGTGGCGGCGGGCCAACAGCGATTGTCTTGAATGCATCTGCACCACACAAGAAGGCAACTTCGTTAGATGCTGTAGTATTACCAGCAGTTCCAGCGGCAACTATTTTAGTATAGTTAGCATTTGGAATTACCTTATTGTTAACAACATCTTGCGGCTTAACCCAGTAACCATTATCACCAAACCGAAGTGGGAATGGATCAAACTTAACTGTGATCTTACCAAACAAGTCACCACCAAAACCATCATTAAGATAGTCTTTATTGGTAGAAGCAAGTTCGTTACCTCCAGACTTCTTCAAGTCTTCATCCCACAAGAGAGATGCCCAAGCCTCTGTAGAACAGACAAGGATATATTTACCCTTGACCATTTCAGAAGTTTTCGGCGCACCAAAAGTACGGTCGAAAGGTGGAGCTTGTACGTCTTCCTGCAAGACAAGCATAGCTTTATACAAGTCTTTCAGCGTAAGATAATTTACATTATCGTTAGACGCTGTACCCGCTGTATCACCGGCAATGATTTCTCTGAAACCTTTACCGCCACCACTGTGGATTGCTGATTCGCCAGTACCCGTAGTCGAGTCATCGTTAGCATCAGCAGCACCACCTTGTGTACCAACCTTGCGGATTTGGTCTTGTGTTAGAGATGCTTTAGCAACGCCACCACCCAAACTTCTTGAGCTTGAGAGAATACCAGCACCGTTCTTCGCTAGAAAGACATCTGGTGTCTGATACCACATCAAACTGCGAACAAACTGGTTGTTTGCATTCTGAATCTGACGGACAATGTCAGCGTGAGCGTAAGACAACTGGTCGCGCCAGAAAGCCTCAAAGCTATTTAAGAAACGAAAACGCGTACTCTCGTACCGATGGTAAGAAAGTTTTGCAGACTCATTTCGTTCGCCAATCTTGTAGATGTCTTTCTTGGGTGCGTCAGCCAAAACTTTTGGCGCAAAAATCGCACGATCAACTGGACTCGGAGTCGGAGTCAACCCTTGTAGGGTGTCTCCCATATTAGGTTGCCACTTGATTGAACCGTACATGGTGTCATAGACATTCCACTTCGGAAATAGGGCAACCTCGTTCTTAACTAGGTAGAAATCCAACTTATTAAAGTTGTTGGATGCTACATTAGTACCCATCGCTTGCGCGAGACTACTGGCTGGATCAACTGCTGTTACTGCCATTTTACTATATAATTAAGTGTTAAACGTGTGATGCCCTTCACAAGTAGAAGCGTGCCATGCCCTTGGCCTAGAAGCGGTTGTATTCTAGCAAACTTCGTGCCACTATTTTATGAGAAATAGTCTGCCATGTCGTCTCCTATAGAAATTATGTCGTCATCTTCTGCGCCAGATGTTGTTGCTTTGGGTTCTCCGCGAAGCATATCTTTCTTGTTTGTGTTCTGCTTCTTGATCTTTTGAGTTAATTCATGCTGCTGTTTCGCAAGAATCTGGTTCATTACCCAAAGATTCGTGGCAAGTTCTGACATGGGATGGTTTGTGAATACTTTGGGAATAGCTTCACCAAACGTCTTTCTGAGCTTATTTATCGAGGTTTTACCGAGATTTGGTATGTCGATAACTTTCTTACCCATGTCCTTATCTTGTAGCCACTTGAACTGTTTACGCTGCTCTTCCTCCAGCATATCAGTAGACTCTTTGTAGTCTTTCGTGTGGTTCTTCTGGATGTCGTGCGCACGTTTGCTGTAGCTTTTACTCAATGTTTGAGCTTCTGTCAGCGCAGATTGCACATCAATTTCAGACTCACCCGTTGGCTTGTATTCTTCTTTGCCGAGTACAAGTTTACCGTTCTTGTCGTAACCTTCAATTGATCGCCAAGAATCTCCGTTACGAATAGCAACAAGCTGACGCTTCCAATGCGCCTGTTCTTGCGATGCTTTATCGTAGTCGGTGACAAGTCCTTGGTACTCTGGATTTAACGTGTACGCCTCTGGATGAGACATTAAATCCTGCGTTTCTTCCGCTGCGTCTTTCTTGGTTTTTAGTTCCTTGAGCTTTTTCGAGAAGTGTTCATACGCATTGTTAGACATCTGCTTTGCGTATTGTTTATCTTCATCGTCAAAACCTTCATAGTTTCGACCATCAGACTTTTCTTCTTTTTCCTCTAGCGGATCACCAAGAATATCTTCAGTCGATAGTTCTTCACTAGATTCTTCGGTTGAATCTTCGCTGGGTTCTTCAGATGAGTCTTCTGTAGATTCTTCTGTAGATTCTTCAGCGGGTTCATTAGATTCTTCGCTGGATTCTTCTTCAGAACTTTCTTTGTCAGAACTTTCTTCAGTAGTTTCCGCTGGTTCTTTAGCATCTAACTCTTCGGGTTCCAAAGAATCACCTACTTCGATGTCGCCAAAGTTGAACTCAACTTCCTTTGTATCTGTTTCTGTCATTTATGGTTTCTATTATGTCGTCTGTTGTTTTTAATTGTGCAGCAATAATACGAACTTCCGAGTCCGATACTCCACGCTTAACCGCAACATATTCTATGTCTTTAACCAAGCGTTCCCGCTCCTGCCTGAGTAGGTTGAGGAATACCTTGGTTGTTGGGTTGTCCAGCCATTGCTGATGGGCTTGCTCCTCCAGCACCTTTCTGGTCGCCTCCCGAAAGTGCTTGGACTTGTTGTTGTAATTGTTGTAGCTGCTGGGCATACGGTTGTGCTTCTTGGTTTAGTTGTCCTGTTTGTGGGTCTGTGACTAGACTTTGAATTACTGTCATCATCTGCTGGATCAACTGTGCGCGAGCCGTATCCTCTTGCATCATGTTGATATACTTTGGTGCTTCGTCAGGGAATAGCATACTCAACATATCCTTCATGTAATCTATTGCGAGTGCGCTGTTCTGTTGAATTACCGGCCAAACTTGCAGCATCTTTGACGCTTTCTCCTGTCGCTCTACAACATCGGTGTCACCCGCTGGTTTCATGTTGTACTTGTGATCGGTAAAGTATTCTAGTGAGATGTTTGGTTCGATTAAACCGTCAAGGACGCGAGAGTTATATATGTCGAAACACTTTTCGTAGATGCGCTTGATGGCGATGCTGAATAGTGCAACTTGTGTTGCCGATAACATCTGTGCTTCAGCTGTTGCTGTCTGAATCTCTGTCGCTGTTTTGCGTGAGTCTTGTCGATTCATCGCAGCATAGTTCATCTGAGATTGCTCCTGTGCATTTTGTGTTATCAATGTTTGTATCGCTGATAACATCTGTGCATTAGGCGGTGACAGTTGGAATTGCCTGACGTTTGAGTCTATTAATGCGCCGGGAACAAACTGTACGTTTGTTTGCTCGTTGCTTTGATTCGGATCATCAGAGTCTTTGGCAAAGTAAAAGTTAGACGCACGACGATGCGCAGTCACAAACGATGACATCATTGAACTAACTGCCTCTTGTGTGTGTTTGTCGAGGAAGGCACGACCAACAGAATTCTTGATGGTCATGTCCTCTGCTATCGTATAATGAAATACGACGTATGGATATTCTGTCTCGTAGATTTCTCCCTCTGCATCTCGCTTACCCAAAAAGAGGGGACGTGGCTTGCGCAACCAGTCGTTGCATCTAGCTGCGCAAGACCACCCCACTTGAACTATCCCCTTGCTTCTGAACATAACCTTTTCGATCTTAAACAAGGATTCCGTCTGCTCGTCTACAGGCTCGCCTACTAAAGCCTCGACTTCCGATTTGCTAAAGTCTCGTGTCTTGACCATGTCCAACAGTTGCTCACGAGTAAAGTAATGTCGATGGACTAGCATACCACACGCTTGTATGTCGCGAGTGTCATCTGGAAATGCAATGTCCTCGTAGTTTACAGATTCTATTCCGAAATGGCCGGGCTTCGTGTCATCAAATTCTACTTCTGCAATACAGTAGCCATGCAACTGCATACAGTCTATGACTCGGAATAATGGTATCTGCCAACCATCGTAACGTGAGCGTTCTGTAAAGTCTCGCTCTAGTGGGCCGGTGTTAAATGCCGGGTCTGTCGAGCTTGAAAAGATCGCTGTGCGTCTTGAGTTTACGATGTATGAAACATACTTGGCTTGCTCACGACGAATGTTTGTGTCGATGATGTGCGTTGGTATGTAAATCTCATCCGGTGCTAGATAGCCATCGCGACGTTCTAAATCAAGATCGACATTAAGACGACGCTGCTGACGTTGCTCGCTGGCGCGAACATTCTGCTCATCACATATACCGACTAACTTGTGTATGTTAGTTGCGGCTTCTTGATAATTCTTGTAGTTGTTGTATTTCATCTTGTAACCACGGATTCGGTCTTACTTGAAAGCCGAATACCGCTCTTTGTCTGTTTGACGTTAAGTTAAATTGTTTTGGTGTAAATTTTTCTGTGCGCTTTTTACGCAGTTTCTTGGGCTTAATACCACGGTAGTCTGCGAACGCAAGTACGAAAGCATCTGCTCTGTCAGGTGATACATGACCTTTTGATCGTGCCTGTTTCTTGCTTTCGAGTTGTAGTTTGTTTTGCGGTGTCACTACGAAGTAGCGAGATGCTAGTTGTTTGCGGAGTTTTGATTCTCTAGGAACCATGATTTCTCCGTATTCTATTAGCTTGCCCACACTAAACCAGAGTTCTGCGCCACGGTTTAAGTAAGCTAGATTGTTGTATGGCTTTGCTTGGTTTAAGACATAGGTGACGT